ATATAAGGAGGATTCAAAATGAAATGTGCATCATGTGTAAATATCTCGATTTGCAGCGATATGAAAGAGAAATCAACCGATGACTGCGAATATTATCAAATCGGATACGATAAAAACAAAAAGCCCGAAAAGGTCAGGAAAAAGCCAAAAAAACCAACCGAAAAGAAGCTTTCAATAAATGAAATCGTTGCTGAATGTAAGAAAATCGGTATAAGCTACGGGCAGTTTCAGGCTTTGCGAAAGGAGCAGAACAAATGAAATCACAGGCAGAAATATTGAAACTTGAAAGATTAAATGTGCTGTTTAAAGGCTTTGACGGCGGAGCAGGTCAGATATATCTTGCAGGTGCGAAAAATCCGCTGAATTAAGTGTGAAACTTGTCTGCATCTCTGGCGGAAATGCGGTCAGGACTTTGAAACACCGCCAAAGATATTTGTATGACGGGAACATAAAAAGGAGTGATAACATTGAAGTATCTTCTCAATATGGCAGAAGTCGAAAGACTTATGAAATTAAAGGGAATCAAAAGTATAAGTCAGTTGTATCGTGAAAGCGGTCTGAAACCTGCATCATTTTTCACAAACCAGAGAAAGAATAAAAATAATCCTGTTGTTGGTCTGCACACGGTCTATATGATTTCAAAAAGACTTAACTGTCATATTGAAGAAATTCTCATTGTGAAAACTGACTGAAATAGAAAAGTTATTAGCAAAAATCTATATATTTTTCTGAAAAATTGTGATAAGATAAGGACAGGTAAAAGAATCCTGTCCTTTTTTGTTTTCGCAGGCGGTATAAAAATAGTGGCAGATAGGTGATAATATGAAATACAGGCAGAAAAAAGCGGCTGAGTATTTCGTTGGCGAAGCCGCAGGAAACATGGAAAAAGCCGCTGTAATGGCAGGATATTCAAAACGTTACGCAAGAGGAAACGCTTACAAGATTTTTGAAATTCCCGAAGTAAAAGCTTACATTGAAAAGCTGAATAAATCCGTACAGGATTATGACAAAAGCATTGCCGATACTGCGGAGATAAAAGCATTTTGGAGCAGGGTTATGAAAGATGATAATGAACAGATGAAGAACAGGCTGAGAGCGTCCGAACTTCTTGCAAAGGCAGGAGGTATGTTCAGTGACTGGTGATTTCTATAAGTCAAAGGCATGGACGGATTTGATTGCGCTGATAAAATTACAGAGAGTCAATGCAGACGGTCAGATTATCTGCGAATACTGCGGAAAACCGATAGTTAAAAAATATGACTGCATAGGTCATCATAAAATTGAACTCACCGAGGACAATGTGAACAATCCCGAAATAGCTTTAAATCCCGAAAATATCGCCCTTGTGCATCACAGATGTCATAACAGGATACATAACAAGTTAGGATATTCAGGGCGTGAGGTATATATTGTATGGGGTGCGCCGTGTTCAGGGAAAACATCTTTTGTCAGGGAATCAATGTGCGAGGGTGATTTGATTGTCGATATGGATAATATCTGGGAATGTGTTTCGGGCTGTAAACGGTATGTCAAGCCGAATTGTCTGAATCAGAATGTCTTTGCGGTGCGTGACCTGCTGATTGACATGATAAGGACAAGGCGGGGCAGGTGGCGGTGTGCATGGATTATAGGCGGTTATCCGTATTCTGCGGTGCGTGAGCGGCTCAGAAAAAGTCTTGACGCAAGAGAGATTTTCATTGACGCATCAAAGGAAGAATGCCTGAAAAGGCTTGCGGAAAGTGACAGGGATTTTGAGGAATGGAGCAGATATATTTCCGAATGGTTCGACAGATACCCGCCCCATGCAGGCTCTGAACCGCCCTGATGGGGACTGTTGGAGGGCTTATTTTTCCCGCAGAAAGTCAAAATCAGGATTTTTAGTTTGAAAAAAAGGAACTTGGGGGAAAAGCCATGCAAGAATCCACAAGAAAAGAAGAACTGCTGAAAATTGCAAAGGACAGCGTTTCGGCACAGGTTATCGTTGATGATATAATTTTCCTTGAATCAAGGCTTGACGAACTGAAAAAATATCCCATGCTCAGAGTTGACCCGAATAATTCACAGCGGCAGAAAATCACTCCCGCAGCCCGTCAGTATAAGGAGTTTTTACAGCAGTATATCAACTGTCTGAAAGCCTTTGCAAAACTTACGGGCAGCGACTTCACCGAGGAAGAAAGTCCTTTAAGGATATACTTCAATCAGATTCATGCTGATTCAAAGTAAAAAAATATGGACTCCCGATAACAGTTTCCTGCTGAATTACCATGCGAAAATTGAGTGCGGAGAAATTCTTGTCGGTCAGGAATTATGGCTTGAATTACAGCGGCTCAAAGAGGATTTTTCAGACGACAGATATTTCTATGATACCGAAAATGCTCTCGCAAGGATTCATTTCATGGAGCATTGTATAAGGCTTACAAAATCGCCTTATTACAATCAGCCCATGATTTTAATGGACTGGCAGAAAGCATTTGTGGAAACGGTTTACAGCTTTAAAATGGCTGAAAACTCCCTCGACAGATTCAAGAAAATTCTGCTCCTGATAGCCAGAAAAAATACAAAGTCCGAAACCTGTTCCGCTGTCGGACTGTCGGAGTTTTTCCTCGGAAATGAGGGTTCGGACATTGTTTGCAGTTCCAATGACGACAGCCAGGCAAGTATCGTCTATGATGCAATTGACACCATGCGGCAGCTTATCGACCCGAACGACCTCGATTCAAAACGGAATCAGCGGTTTATCCTGAATAAGGTCACAAATACCAAAATTTTCAAGCTGTCAGACCGCACCCGTAACAAGGAAGGCAGAAACATTGACTTTGCGATAGTTGACGAAATCCATGAGATGAAAACAAATATCATAGGAAAATCAATTGAACAGTCGCAGTCCTTGAAACAGAATCCGAAATTTATCATGATTACGACTGAGGGCTTTGTCGTTGACGGTTATCTTGACAAGGAACTCGAAAAAGCCCGTAAAATTATTCACGGTGAAGATGACGGAGCTGCGGCACAGCGTTTTCTTCCGTGGCTCTATACTCAGGACAGTGAGCAGGAAATATGGCAGAATAAAAAATCATGGGTCAAGTCAAATCCCACTCTCGGAATTGTCAAGCGTTGGGATTATCTCGAAGAACAGCTTGACGTTGCACAGAGTTCAAAGGCTGACAGAATTTTCGTACTTTCAAAAGATTTCAACATCAAGCAGAACAGTTCCGAAAGTTGGCTGAATATCGAAGATTACGACTATGAGGCAGTTTTTGATATTGAGGATTTCAGAAATTGCATATGTCTCGGAGCTGTTGACCTCGCTGAAACTACTGACCTGATTTGTGCGAAAATTATGCTGATGAAACCGAATGACAGGACAAAATACATCTATACAAGGTATTTTATGCCTGAATCCAAAATTGATGAGCATGACGATAAGAATGCAGGTGCGGATTACCGTGAATGGGCGCAGAATGACTTTATAACTGTAACTGAGGGTGATGATGTTGAACTTTCAGCCGTTGCGGACTGGTTCTATGAACTGTATGTAAATTACGGAATAAGGCTCTGGAAATGCGGTTATGACCAGAAATTCTCGCATGAATTTCTTAATCGAATGAATGAATACGGTTGGTATAAGCAGAATGATGAACTTGTCATGATTCTGCAAAATGCCCGGACTTTATCAAATGCCATGAAACTATGTGAAAATGAACTGAAACACAGATTCATAAATTACAATCAGAATCCCGTTGATAAATTCTGTCTGAAAAATGCGGGAATCTATGTCGATAAATACGGTCAGTGTATGTGTATCAAAAAAGAAACTGCAAAGAGAATTGATGGTGCGGTCACACTTATAATTCTATACGAAATGTACAGACGGTACAGGAGCGAGTTCAGGAGGCTTACAGATAATGGGACTATTTGACGGGCTTTTTCACAGAAAGCCGAAAAATTCAAAATATGCTGATGTTTTAAGCGGAATGACACCTGTATATTCGCAGTTCGGCACGGATATTTATGCATCTGACGTTGTACAGCAGGCTCTGAGCTGTATTGTCACGGAAATCAAAAAGCTGAATCCTCAGCACATAAGGACTGTCGATTCTGACATAATCCCTGTAAAAAGCGATATTCAGACAGTTCTGAAACGTCCGAATCAGATTATGACAACGAGTGATTTTATTGAAAAATTCATGTGGCTTTTACTTCTGAACTACAATTCATTTATTGTTCCGACTTACTACACATGGAAGGACGAGACAGGAAAAACTCAGAAACGATATTCGGGACTTTATCCGATTCAGCCTGCACAGGTGGATTTCATTCAGGATATTTCTGATACGCTTTATGTGAAGTTTACGTTTGCAAACGGCTATGATACTACATTTCCGTACAGTGAAGTAATACATATCCGACACAGATATTCCGTAAATGAGTTCATGGGCGGAAATGAATGTGGTCAGCCTGATAATTCGGCACTTCTCAAAACTCTTGACCTCAATCACAAGCTTTTGCAGGGCGTTTCAAAAAGTATCGGAGCAGGCTATGCAGTAAACGGTATTGCTAAAGTCAAGTCGCTCCTCGACAGGGATAAAATAGAAAAATCAATTCAGGAATTTAACGAAATGCTTGCAAGGTCTGAAAGTGGTTTTATCGTTACTGATATGGCAACAGATGTAACACCTGTTCAGCGTGACATAAAGCTTGTCGATAACGATACGCTGAAATTCATTGATGAAAAAATCCTGCGAAATTTCGGTGTTCCGCTTTGTATTCTCACAGGCGACTATACAAAACCACAGTATGAGGCTTTTTATCAGAAAACGCTTGAACCAATTATTATAGCTGTTTCTCAGGCTTTTACAAAGGCTCTTTTCACGGACAGGGAATGTTCTTTCGGAAATGAAATAAAATTCTATCCGAAAGATTTAATCTTCATGGATATAAACCAGACCCTTGAAATGGTGCGCCTGTTAGGTGACAGCGGAAGTCTTTATGAAAATGAAAAGCGTGTTGCATTCGGCTTGAAACCTCTCCCCGAACTGGAAGGAGTGCGTATGCAGTCGCTGAATTACGTTAATATTGAATATGCTAAACAGTATCAGACAGGAGGCTCAGACAGTGAAAAATAAATTTGAAAAGAGAAGTTACAGCTTTGAAATTCGTGCTGATGAAAACGAAAGTATCATCACAGGCAGACCTATTGTATTTGACAGCCGTACAGATTTAGTGCATTTTGAAGAAGTCATTGACAGCGGTGCGCTTGACAGTACCGACCTTTCAGATGTGAGATTTCTTGTGAATCACGATATAAATAAAATCCCGCTTGCACGTTCAAAACAAGGTCAAAATTCTACCATGTCCCTGACTGTTGACAAAAAAGGTCTGCTGATAAGCGTTAAACTCGATACCGAAAACAATTCCGATGCAAGAGCTTTGTACTCAGCCGTAAAGCGTGGGGATATTTCAGGCATGAGTTTCATGTTTTCGATAAATGGCATAAAATGGGAAAAGCTCGACAGCGATAAACCTGTAAGGCATATAACAAGTATTGCGAAGGTTGTTGAAGTTAGCGCAGTTACATTTCCTGCATATCAGGATACCGAAATAAACGCAAGGAATAGGGAAATTCTTGAAACTGCCCGAAATTCAGACGAATTAAGTCTGCTAAAAGCAAAGATTATGTTATTTTAATTAAACAGGAGGAAAATTTGCGCTCTTGACATGAGAATGAACGAAGCGCAGCGGAGTGAATGAAATGTCAAGGCTCAAAAGCGCAAATTTGACGACTTTAAATAGGAGGAAATTATGAGAAAGTATCTCGAAAAAAGACTTGCAAAACTCAATGCAAAAAAGGAAGAACTCAAAAAACGTGCGCTCGCCTCTCAGGATACCAATGAGGTAAGAAGTATTCAGTCCGTTCTTTCCGAAATTGACAGCGAAATCAGCGAAATCAATGCCGAAATCGCAAAGATTGACAGTAACGAATCAAGAAGTGTTCCTGATAACGCTGTCCATGTAAACGGCAATATCATGGGAAATACTCTCGGAAAATTTGAACCGCAGAAACGTGATGACGATATTTTCGCAAGCATGGAATACCGTATGGCTTTCAAGGATTATGTCCAGAAAGGTACTCCGCTCCCCGAAAAATATAACGTCAGGGCAGGCGGTGATGCAGGTGTCACAACTACTCAGGATATTGGTGCGCTCATTCCGACAAATGTTCTCAATGAGATTATCAAGGGCATTGAAAAATCTTACGGAACTATTTATGCGAAGGTCAGAAAGCTCAATGTTCAGGGCGGTGTGAAAATCCCTGTCGCAAATCTCAGGGCAAAATTCAACTGGATTTCCGAAACGACCGTTTCTCCCCGTCAGAAAGCAGGAACAACGGAATATATCGAATTTTCCTATAATATCGGTGAGGTGCGTGTTGCCCAGACGCTTTTATCAAGTATCGTTTCACTTTCAGTTTTCGAGAGCGAAGTAACAAGAATCATGGTTGAATCATTTCTTGAAGCTATGGACAAGGCTACAATTTCAGGTACAGGAATCGGTATGCCTCTCGGTATCGCAAATGACCCCCGTGTTACAAATGTAGTCGAAATGACTGCGGCTGATATTATTAACTGGACTGCGTGGAGGACAAAATTATTCTCGAAAATTCCGATTAAAAAGCGTGGCAGCGGTGAATTTCTTTTCTCCGCATCTACCGTTGAAACCTGTCTTTTGACTATGCATGATGATAACAACAGACCGCTTTTCAAAGAGGCTGTTGACGGAGTTATCGGAAATGAAGCAGGAAAATTTTTCGGCAGAGAAACTACACTTGTTGAACCTGATGTTATCGCTGATTTCGATACCGCATCAGCAGGCGATATTATCGGTGTTTACTGGATTCCGAACGATTACGGCATAAATACAAATCTCCAGTTCGGCATAAAACGCTATTTCGATGACGACAAAAATGAATGGGTAAACAAGGGTCTGACTGTCGTTGACGGCAAAATCCTTGACCCGTCAGGCTGCTATATCATTAAAAAGAAAGGAACTTGATATGAGAACTGTTGAAGCATTAAAAAATCTTTATACTGCTTTGGGTGGTACATTGAGTGACATAGAAACTATCACAAACATTAGTGATGTAGTCAATGCTATTAGTGCAATAGCAGGAGGCGGTCTTGTTCTTAAAAAAGGAACACATAACAGCAATACCACTTCTAGTGGGGAAGCTATGTTATCTCGTAAATTACTCCCGAAAGATTTTGTTGCACTGACAGGTATAGTTAGCTGCACAGTAAATGGTTCTAACGCTGTGGCAGTTCAAAAAAGAATATCTGGTATTACACCTAATATGGACGATTATACCATTTATTATTCTATATATGGTAAAAACGGATATTCTTCACTTGGTGACCTTACGGCAAGTAATCTTTTCAAAGAAGCAACTAATGTCGAAATTACTTATCTTTACCTTGCAAAAGCGTAAAAGGAGGAATAAATAATGATTAATATGAACAGAATTGTCCCCGTCACAAATACCGACCTTCTCACACTTTACGGACTTATTCTCAAACTCAAAGGGCTTACAATTGCCGCTGTAAGTGCAGGCGATACAGGAGTTTTCGCAATGACTTCCGGTTCGGGAAACAAGCTCGCTGATGAACCTGTCAAAAGTTTTGATTTCGGCAGTTCCGTAACTTCTGCGGTGATATATTTCGTTGCCGCATATGATTATGAGGGATTTTCAATTGCAGGCACAAAGGTTACAACATCAGGTGCAGAAGTCGCTCCTGACGGGTCAACGCTCTACACGGCTACTCTTGCAAGCGGTGCGGTCACAATCGCAAAAGTCGGATTATGATAAGTCTTGAGGACGTAAAAAAAGCTCTCGGCATTACGGGCGATTATCTTGACGATACCTTAAACTTTTATATTGAGGAAGTCACTGATTTTGTCCGAAATGCAGGCGTAAAATCTGAGGATATATCTGTTGGACTGGTTGCCCGTGGAGTATCGGATTTGTGGAATTACGGTGCAGGCGAGGGAAAATTATCAGACTATTTCATTCAGCGTTGCAAGCAATTGTCTTTAAGGTGATAATATGAGCTATAAACCGAATATTCCGTTTACCGTCCCGATGTATCTGCTTATCCCCGAAACGGTCACGGCAAAGGGCAGTACAAAGAAAATCTATCCCGAAAACGGAATTTTGATTTATTGCAGTTTCAGGACGTTTGGCGGAACTGAAAAAGTCGTGAACGGTGTGCTTTCCGTTGAAAATACCGCTGTTATCGAAACATGGTACAGACCTGATATAAAGTCCGACTGCATTCTGCGTGACCTGAACGGCATTGATTATGAAATTCTCGGAACTCCAGAAAATCTCAATGTAAGAAATCAGTTTATGAAAATAAAAATAAGGGCAATTCAGGGAGGGGCTTAATGGCAAAAAACAGAATATCTCTGAGTTTCAAGGGCTTTGAGGAACTTGCCGAAAAACTCGACAAGGCAGGCGGAGACTTGAAAAAAGTTACCGAAAAAGCCCTTGTTGCAGGTAAAAATGTTGTCATGGACAATCTTGACAATGAAGTGAAAAACTCAAATTTCCCTGCAAAAGGTAAGTATTCAACAGGTCTTACAGAAAAATCCATTGACAGAAGTGAAACAGTTGAATGGAATGGTACAGAGGCATCTATAAAAGTTGGTTTTGACTTCAAAATCAGCGGTCTGCGGACTATTTTTCTGATGTACGGCACTCCCCGTATGAATAAATCCCAGAAAATTTATAATGCCGTTTACGGTGCGAAAACTAAAAAACAAGTCGCTGAAATTCAGAAAGAAATTTTTGAAAGTGAAATCAAAAAAATAATCGGCTGAGGGGGTTATATTCTGGAAGATAAATTAATTGAACTGCTTGAAAGTTTCGGCTATCCCGTGAGGTTACAGGGTTCTCTCCTGCCTGATGAGCCGTACCCCGATAATTTTTTTACATTCTGGAATAACTCCTCGGACGGCGAAACTTTCTACGATAATGACGAAAAATCAATCGTTTACAGCTATGATGTGAACTTTTACAGTATCAGTCCCGAACTCGTCTATACGGTTCTCAGACAGGCTAAAAAAATCCTGAAAGATAACGGGTTTATTGTTTCTGGTGACGGTCATTCGGTTGTTTCTGATGAGCCTACACATGACGGCAGAGGGATTGATGTGATGTACTTAAACTATTATAAACAGGAGGAATAAAAAATGAATGACGTTGTTTTTGAATACCGTGGTGTTGACAATCTCGTTTATGCAAAACTTATAAAGGACACCAAAGACGAACTCGTTTTCGGTGAGGTTAAACCCCTTGCGCCTGTCGCTGAAGTCGGTAAGGCTACCGAGAGTTCAAGCGAATCCCACTACTATGACAATGCCCCGAAAATCGTTATAACTTCTACCAATGCAGACAAGCTCACGCTTACGGTTGCTGTTCTTGATTTGTTTACGCTTGCCGAAATTACAGGTCAGGACTACTTATCCGATTTGGGCGCACTGGTCGAAGGTGAACAGACTGAACAGTATATCGCTATCGGATACCGCACAAAGGGTACTGACGGAAAATACCGCTATGTATGGCGATTAAAGGGAATTTTTGCAATCCCTGATGAGACTTCTCACACCGAGGAAAACAACACAAATACAAACAATATGCAGTTGGTATGGACAGGCGTTATGACGAATTATCGTTTCAACAAAACAAAAAAATCCGCAAAGTCTGTCATTGTTGACGAAAGAACCGCTGTTTTTGATACGGAGCATTTCTTTGATACCGTCAAAACTCCCGATAACCTCTCATCTTCTGCACCTCTCCCTGTTGAATTTTCTCCCGAAACAGGCACGGAATTTGAGGATTCTCAGGCGGTAATGCTCTCCTGCAATACTCCGAATGCAACAATTTTCTACCAGTTAACAAGTCCTACGGGCGTATGGAGAGAGTACACAGAACCTCTCACACTCACTGAAACGACAAACGTCTACGCAGTTTCCGAAATTAACGGCATAAGGGGCAGTATGACTTACGCAAGATACATAAAGGTGTGATAAAATGGAACTTACACTTAATATTTACGACAAAACAGGCAGAAACATCATCAGAACCGCAAAGGCTGATACTTTTGACTTGATGTTCGGCACGGTCATGAGCCTTATGGAACTCCTTAAAATTGAGGACATGGACAATCAGCTCGAACTCCTCAAAGTCGTTGCAGGTGCTTATGACGAAATAACAGGCGTACTTTCGGCAGTTTTCCCCGATATTACTCCAGATGAATGGAAATATATCAAAGTTAAAGAACTTATGCCCGTAATTATTGATATTGCAAAATCAGCCGTTTCAGAAACATTCGTTATCCCGAAAAATCCAAAAAACTGAATAAGGGCGTGGGGAAACCTGCGCCCTTTTATGAAACTTTATTTGAAATCTGCTATACTCTCTGCCGTGAGTTCCGTGCATTGTCGCCTTTTGAAGTCGAAAATACAAGCTATGTGAAAATCATCAGGCTTTATGCAAAACTCGCAAGGCTGAAAATCCGTGAGGAACAGGAGGCAGAACAGCAGAAACAGGAAAAAGATAAGCCGAAAGTTATCCGCAGACCCGCAGGTGATGACTGGTTTTAAAGAGGTGATTAAGTGGCTAAAAACAATGATACAACTACAAAATTTAATGCCGATATTTCGGAACTTAAAGCCGCTTTTCAGGAGGCAAGCCGTCAGATAAGGCTTGCAAACTCCGAATTTAAAGCCGCAAGTTCAGGCATGGAGGACTGGAACAAGTCCGCTGACGGTGTGACCGCAAAAATTTCTCAGCTTGACAAGGTTCTTGATGCACAAGAAAAACAGCTCAAAAGCCTTAATGACCAGTACGAACTTACTGTCAAGGAGTACGGCGAAAATTCTGCGGCTGCGGAAAATCTCAAAATCAAGATAAACAATCAGCAGGCGGCCATAAATGCTACTCAGCAGCAGATAAATTCCTATAATCAGCAGCTTGAAAATATGCAGTCTCAGGCGCAGAAGTCTGAATCTGCCGCTGAAAAACTCCGTAACGAAATAAAAAATCAGGAGAAAAATTTATCTGACCTTAAAGATAAGTATGCAAGCGTAGTTCTCGAACAGGGCAGAGAAAGCGATGAAGCAAAAGCCCTTGCAAATCAGATAGGCAGTTTGTCCGGCAGTCTTAATGACAACAGGGATAAGCTTAAAGATGTTGAATCAGCCGCAAATGAATTTGATAAATCTGTCAATAAAGCAAATGAAACAGCAGAGGAATCCAAAAGTGCATCTGAAAAACTCCGTGACGAAATCAAGAATCAGGAGAAAAATTTATCTGACCTTAAAGATAAGTATGCAAGCGTAGTTCTCGAACAGGGCAGAGAAAGCGATGAAGCCAAAGCCCTTGCAAATCAAATAAATAACCTTTCCGATAATCTTAATGATAACAGGAACAGGCTTGAAAACGCTGAATATGCCGCAGGTGAATTTGACGGTACTCTTGAAAAAACAGATGAAACGGTAAGGGATACAAGTGACGGATTCACTGTCATGAAGGGTGTACTCGCTGACCTTATTTCGGCAGGTATTCAGGCGGCAATTCAGGGATTCAAAGACCTCGCAAAGTATGCAAAGGAATCCTATGACGAATATCATTCAGGTATGAATAATGTCATAACTGCAACAGGAGCAACAGGTGAAGCTGTACAGGGACTTGCTGAATCCTATAAAAATACCGCAAAATCCGTCAAAGGTGATATGTCTGAAATAGGCAGCACGCTCGGAGAAGTAAATACACGTTTCGGATATACAGACGAAAAACTCGAAAAAGCCACAGAAGATTTTATGAAGTTCGCAAGTATTACGGGAACAGACGCAGTTTCCGCAGTTCAGCTTGTTTCAAGGGCTATGGGTGATGCAGGAATTGAATCTGATAAATACGGAGAAGTTCTTGATGAGCTTGCAATTGCGGCTCAGGCAAGCGGAATATCTGTCGATAAACTGACTGAAAACCTTACGAAATATGGTGCGCCTATGCGTGCATTAGGCTTTGACACAAAAGAATCAATTTCGATTTTTTCTGCATGGGAAAAGGCAGGCGTAAATACGGAAATAGCCTTTTCAGGTATGAAAAAAGCTATTTCAAACTGGAGTGCAGCAGGTAAGGATTCAAAAGAAGAATTTAAGAAAACTCTTGACGAAATCGCAAAAGCTCCCGATATTGCATCTGCAACTACGAAAGCAATTGAAGTATTCGGAGCAAAGGCAGGTCCTGACCTTGCGGACGCTATCCAGAACGGCAGATTTGAGTTTTCCGAATTTCTTGACATTGTAAGCGATTCAAAGGGAACTGTTGAAAATACTTACAATGCAACTCAGGACGCATTTGATAATATCGCTCTTGCGGCTCAGGGGCTTAAAATTGAAATTGGTGAGCAGTTCTCAAAACTTTTATCCGAATACGAACCCGAAATAAAACAGGCTGTCGAAGCTGTAAAAGGCTTTATCTTGAACGCAATAAGCTTTCTCACAACTGAAATAATCCCTAAAATAGAGGATTTCAAGGAGAAAATATCTCAGTTCCTGTCCGAACACGAACCTGAAATAAAACAGTTCACAGATACTGTAAAAGGTTATATATCGACTGCGATAGATTTCATAAAGACAGAAATAATTCCAAGAATAAAAGATTTTGTTTCATGGTGCATTGAACATCTTCCTCTGATTGAGGCGGCAATTGGCGGAATAGCAGCGGCATTTGTCGCATTTAAAGCTGTTACTTTCATTCAGTCAGCTATAACAGCATTTCAGGCACTTGCAACGGTGATTCAGGCTGTCGGAATTAAACAGGCGATTTTAAATGCAATAATGGCGGCAAACCCTGTGGGACTTATAGTTGCGGCAATTGCAGGGCTTGTTGCGGCTTTTGTCATTCTCTGGAACAAGTCAGAATCTTTCCGAAATTTCTGGATAGGCTTATGGGAAAGTATTCAGGAAACGCTTTACGGATTTTTTGAAGCATGGGAAACAGGCTGGACGGCAATTAAAAACTTTTTTACAAATATCTGGGACGATTTTCAACAGATATTTCAGGACGGAATGGATATCATAGTAGGTTTTTTTGCTGATTGGTGGGAAAACCTCAAATCAGGTTGGCAGATGATAGGCGACTTCTTTGTGAATCTCTGGGACGATTTTCAGCAGATATTTCAGGACGGAATGGATATTATAGTAGGATTTTTCAAAGATTCATGGAATAATCTGAAATTGACTTTAATTGCAGTAATCGCATATTTTATATCTTTGTTGGACGGTTTCAAGGATTCAATTATTTCGGGTTGGCAGATTATAGCCGATTTTTTCATAGGTGTATGGGAAAATTTCAAATCAGGTTGGAACGCTGTCGGAGAATTTTTTCAGTCAATCTGGAACGGCTTTACAGGAGCGATTCAGACCATTTGGACTGCTGTTTCTGACTTCTTCATTAACGCTTGGGAGAGCCTGAAAAACAGTTGGTCTGCTGTCGGAGAGTTCCTCAAGACTGTCTGGAACGGCTTTACAGGAGCGATTCAGACCATTTGGACTGTTGTTTCTGACTTCTTCATTAACGCTTGGGAGAGCCTGAAAAACAGTTGGTCTGCTGTCGGAGAGTTCTTCAAAACTGTCTGGAACAGCTTTACAGGAGCGATTCAGAGCATTTGGACTGCTGTTTCTGACTTCTTCATTAACGCTTGGGAGAGCCTGAAAAACAGTTGGTCTGCCGTCGGAGAGTTCTTCAAAACTGTCTGGAACGGCTTTACAGATTCTATTGTTTCGGGTTGGCAGACAATAGCTGATTTCTTTGCTAACGCTTGGGAAAACTTTACAACAGGCGTTTCCGAAACTTGGGAAAGTATAAAGTCAATACTTGAAATTGTTTCTGACTGGTTCAACGAAACAATTATAATTCCCGTTTCAACGTTTTTCTCCTCCATGTGGGATAACCTTGTAACAGGTGCAACTCTCGCTTGGGAAGGCATAAAGACTGTTTTTTCAGTCATTGTTGAATGGTTCGGCACAAAATTTACTGAGGCATGGACAGCGGTAAAAAATGTTTTTTCCGTGGGCGGAAAGATTTTTGACGGCATAAAAGAAGGAATAACTTCTGCATTTACGACTGTTGTAAATGCGATAATCAGGGGTATAAACAAGGTTATAGCGTTTCCGTTCAACTCAATTAATAACGTCCTTGATACGCTCAGAAATTTAAGCATCATGGATATTCAGCCTTTCAGTTGGATTTCGGATATAAGCGTTCCTAAAATCCCCGAACTGCGTGAGGGCGGAGTTCTGCGTAAAGGAAAAATAGGATTTCTTGAGGGTGACGGTGATGAAGCTGTCGTTCCGCTTGAAAAAAATACCCGTTGGATTGATGAAGTTTCTGCAAGAATTTCCCGAAACATCAATACTCCAAATCAATATAATTCTTCTGTTGACAGTCATGCCGTGACGAATAATTTCTATCAGACGAATAATTCTCCGAAAGCACTGTCAAGGCTTGAAATTTACCGTCAGAGCAAGAATCTGATGAAAACACTGGGGTGATTTTATGTTTGAACTTACAGTGCAGAATAAAAAAGGTGAACAGCTCAGGCTTACCGACAGTAAAAGTTATGATGTGCTTGAAATTTCGGGCTTGAATCCGTCTGCGGCAAACGTCAACACAAAGGCTGTAACAGGCTATGACGGTACAAAATTCAACAGTTCACGAATAGGTCAGCGGAATATCGTCATCACGCTGAATATAAAATATCCAATCGAAGAAAACCGCATAAATCTCTATAAATTCTTTCAGGTCAAACGGTACATAAAGATATATTTTACCACGATGACAAGAAATGTCCGGATTGAGGGAATCGTTGAGAGTTTTGAAAACAATCACTTCACGAACCTGCAAAAGCCTGTTATTTCAATAATCTGTCCTGACCCTTACTGGAAGTCTGCGGACGAAAGAACCTTTGATTTTACGGAATCGGTATCGCTTTTCGAGTTCCCGTTTGAGATACCGACAGGAGGAATTGCATTTTCTGAACGCATTGTAAAAACCTCCGAATACATCAATACAGGAGACGTTCCGACAGGCGGAATAATCACATTCACTGCATCGGGAACGGTCACAAATCCAAAAATCATAAACAATACAACAGGCGAATTTTTTGAACTTGTCTGCGAAATGCAAAGCGGTGACAGAATCGTTATTAATACCAATTTCGGGGAAAAATCCGTGATTATGAAACATCTTTACTATGAGGAAAATATACTTTCGTCACGCTCGGCAGGCTCAAAATGGATAGTTTTTGAATCAGGTGAAAATCTTATAAGCTATACCGCAGAAAGCGGTGCGGAATATCTCAGCCTTAAAATTTCGGCTGTACAGAAGTTTGAGGGGGTCTGAAATGGAAATCTATGTGCTTGACAAAAATTTTGAAACAGTTGCCGTCATTGATGATTTTACCTCGCTTTTGTGGGTGAAAAAATACTACACCTGCGGAAATTTTGAACTCTGTCTCAATGCTGATAAAAAATACAACTGGATTAAGTACGGAAATATGCTTGCCCGTGATGATGATGAAAGCGTCATGATAATCGAAAAGTGCAGGATTCAGACGGACATTGAAAACGGCGATATATTCATAATTTCGGGGCGCAGTCTTGAAAGTATTCTTTCTTACCGTGTAATCGCATGGCAGATGAATATAAATAATCTCAGTCCTGTTGCAGCGATAAAATCTCTCATTGAAGCAAATCAGGGTTACAGACGGCTTGACGGTCTTGTTATTGATGACAGTCTGGAAATTCCCGAAACTATGTCAACTCAGTATACAGGCGACAATCTGATGAACGTTGTCACGGAAATTTGCAAACGCTTTAAATTCGGCTTTAAAATGGCTCTTTCAGGCGGAAATATAATTCTTTCCTTCTATAAGGGCAGGAAAACAGATGTGATTTTCTCGCCTGAATTTGATAATTTAATATCCTCGGATTATGAATTTGACTATACCAATTTTGCGAACTGTGCATATATCGCAGGCGAGGGAGAGGGCGGTTATCGGAAATGGTCGGGCATAAATCCGACAAGTGCGACATTTCTCGATATGAAAGAAATTTTTGTAGATGCAAAGGATATATCTTCAAAGACCAATGACGGTGAACTTTCCGAAGCTGAGTACAGAAAAAAGCTTGTTGAGAGAGGTTATGAAAAACTGAGCGAACACGCTGTCACTGAATCTTTTGAAAGTGAAATTGCCCATGATACGACATTCCACTACCATGAGGATTACAGGCTCGGTGACATAGTGACGGTATCGAACGGCTACGGCATACAGTCCGAATCGAGAATCACGGAAATTATTGAATCGTGGGACGAAAACGGTTATACGCTCGTTCCGACTTTTGAGGAAGAACAGGAGTGAAAAAATGGCTGTAACATACGGATTTTTTGACAGTATCAACGGTGACAGGAAATACAATTCCGCACAGATGAGCGAATACTTTGAGGGGCTTGTTTCAGACGGAATTTATCAGACTGTCGGTGATGCATTTTCCGTCACGGCAACGGGAAACGGGCTTGATATTGCTGTCGGAACAGGCAGGGGAATCATCAAAAATCGCTGGATAAAAAATGATTCTGCGCTGATATTCAGCCTTACTCCTGCCGATACGGATAATCCCCGCCGTGATGTTCTTATTATGCGTTACGACAGTGAAAACCGTGAAATAAGTTTCGCAGTAAAGCAGGGTTATCCGAGTTCAGGAGCGTTTCTGCCCGAAATAGTCAAAACGGATACTCTTTATGAAATCATTGTCGCTGTAATTTACATTGATAAAAATATCAGTATCTTGTCACAGTCTGCAATACAGGATTACAGAGGAACAGCGGCTTGTCCGTGGGTCACGGGCCTTATAACTCAGGTTGATACATCAACGCTTTTTTTGCAGTTTCAGGCGGCATTTGAGGAGCAGTTCACGGCTTTTCAGAATTATATTTCAGAACAGCAGGCGGCATTTGACGATTTTTTCTCACAGCTTACACAGGAATTAAAAGTTGACGGAATAGTAAAAAAATATCAGGCTGTCTACAAAACAGATGTCCGTGTAATATCAATTGCTTTCGGTCAGGATATCCCAGACTATGACAAGCAGAATGATATAATTCTTTTCTATAAAAACGGTGCAATTCAAACCGAGGGCAAAAAAGGTGATTTCAACGACTACTGGATTGAAAATGACGGTGAAAATGCTACGATTGAGCTGAGAATCCCTGCATCGGGAAGTAACAGGTTTGTTGTTATTGTGCTGAAAAATACCGTCAGTGAATCGGCTGTAATAGTTGATTCTGCGGAAGTAATGTCGGACGGCATAACAGGCTCATCAGGCACAGCGGAACTTATTGAAAATATCATTCAGGAGGGCTGAAAATGGCTATAAACAAGACAATTTTCACGGCTGACAGAACAACACAGAAGTCGGAAATTCTTGCATGGTTACAGGCAAATGCCACGAATTATTTTGACGAAATCGCCGAAAACAGCGGAAATATCGAATGTTCGCTTGAAAACGGCGCAAAGCTGACATTTGTTTTTGATGAAACAAGCGTTCTTTATAAAGTTGATTCAAAGACAGGAAATTCGCACCCGATTTATGGTTCGTCCACTCTGAAATACACAAAGGCAGGAATCGTTACTTCAAAAGGGCTTATGATTGTGGGCGCAAATTCTTCAACAACTGATAATATTCTGATAGTTTCCAAAACAAACAACGAAAAGACGGCGATTTCAATGCTCGCAGCCTCTTCATCAGGTTCAAACAGATATTCTTCGTTCATTGATTTGGACGGTGACTCAGACTGGTCAAGAATAGGCAATAATTTGACAGTTTTTTCAACTCCGATTACTTCACTTTCGCCTGTCTGTTTTGCCTGCGGAACGTATTGTGAACACGTGTTTTTAACGTCGTTCACGCAGCTTGAAAACACCTGTATTATGCAGATTAACAGCAAAAAATACGCTTACGGCGGTTATCTTGCATTGGAGGAGTAATGCAGTATATAATCATGATAACAATAATCCTCGGCTTGGCGGCATCAGATTTTGTGACAGGACTGATAAAAGCCTATATTTCGGGAGATTTGAACAGTACCAAAATGAGAAAAGGCGGTCTGAATAAAATCACGGAACTGATTGTAATGACAGTTTCGTGCGGTCTGGAAATCGGTATCAGATACCTCGGAAAATATTATGACAGTCAGACGCTTGCGAATATCACAGGCTCAGTCACGGCAATAATCGTTTTCGGCTATATTTCGATAATGGAAGTGATTTCGATTTTTGAAAATTACGCTGAAATAAATCCTGATACGTCCGCATGGGTCAAAAAAATTCTTGAAAAATTAAAAAAATAAAATTTCTGGAAGTCATAAGATAATCAATGGTTTTGCATTGAAAAAACTGTCATTTTAAACCTATTATGCAAGATGATTTTCTTGTAAATAATCAAAGGGGCTGTTTTACAGTCCTGAAAGGAGTTAAAAATGATTTCAATAAGAAATGAAAAATTCATAGCATATGAAAACGGTCTGTCGGTTGTGCGTATGGAAATTGATGTTGACAGTGCGGAGGAACTTCCTGCAAAGGACTATTTTTCGGGAAGAACTCTGTATCAGGGTTCAGTTGCATGGGATATCTCGACAGGTAATTTCTACGGCATGACAAGTACGGGAGACTGGATTCTCCAGAAAAGAGGTAATAATAATGAGTGAA